CCTTTTTGGATTAACTGTGCAATATAATCAGCATCGGACAATGTTACATCATCAACAGTTTGGTTAATGCTACTTGCGTCCGTATACATCTCTCTCCTAGATAAATCAACACCACCACCAACAATAGTTGTCTTACGATTAATTCCTTCTCCTTCTCCATCAACAACAGTAAGTGTTTTCATGATTTTTTGAGACTCTTCATAATTACTGTTTGTTAGATTGTCAAATTTTGGTGAGAAGACCACATATGGATTTAGAAGTTGATCATAAGATCTATCTATTCCCGCATATAATTTAAATATAAATTGATTTGTCTCCGAAAGAGTTAACTTGAATCCAATATTATTTGCTGAACAGAGTTTTTGAATGGTATCATATAAATCTAAACCTTTAGTAAATTGTGCTTCTACGGTTAATGCTGTAATAATTGGATCTGTGGAAACTTCAAATATAAAATTAGAAATTGCTCTATCAGTTATAATAGGTGAAATAACATTCTCATCTAATAACTTTTTTATTCCATTTTGAAAGTTTCCCGTTAATACTGTCTGGGTCCAAATAATACGACGATTAATAATAGATTCAATAGATCTACCAGTTACCAATAAACAATTACCTTTTTCTATATCAGATTTGATAACCAAACTCTCAATAAGCATTAAATGATCTGAATCAGCACACCAAATATAGTAATCTTCTTTTAAATAGTCTAAAAATTCTATTGTTGCTTGAGTATAAATCTCAAAGTCTCCATATCCACAATATCTATCAGTCCAAATAAGAGACTCAAAAGTATCTAACATAGCAACAGATTTTAAATTAGTATCTAAAATTAATAACTCCATGCTATACTCCTTCGTAAACTATTTGATTTTCTATTCTAAATTGTAGATTAAGACTTCCAGTATCAGCAGTAAAGGCAAATAGATTATCACCTTTAGTTAACTGAAACCAGTCAGCATTTTTATCTAAACAATTAATTATGTTTGTGTATACACCATTTCTTAACAATTGAACTGTTTTTTTACCCTTTACTGTAGAAATGATAATATCATCTCCAGCAATAAGCCCCGATCCAGTTAATGCAAGTAATCTAGTAGTATCGAGTTTCATAACCTCACGAGTTGCGGAGTTATAAATTGTTAAGTTTGTTGCTGGTCCAAGAGCATGAATATAAATAACAATACCTATTTCAGAATCACCTTCATAGTATATTGTCTGTTCTTGATTTGTAACAATCCTACCCATCTCAAGCAAATTCACAGTAAGTGATTCATTCGAAAAGGGAAATTCAAACATTGGTTCTATCCCTGCAAATACTGTTACCGTACTTCCAATTGAATAAAAGTTTGGATCAGGACATATAATTGAAATCTGAGTTGTTTGACTAGCACTAAAAATTATTGGTTCATTACTCTCAACATAACCATAAGCCTTACAAGTACGAATGTCAGTTTCAATAACTAATTCTATTGGCTTAGAGAGTGGAAAATATTTATAAGTTTTTTGACGAATTAGTTCAACTGTAGGCATTGATAATAATTTCAATGTAAGTACAATATTCCGTTTTTCAATTCTTGCTGAGTTGAATAATGAACCATTAGAACTTGATAGGTCAGTTAGGTTTATGTTTGCTTTACTTGGTCCTAAACCAGTTACTTCAAGGACAGCGAACCCAGAGTTTTCTGGGTACACCAATTCCATTTTTATAGATTCGCCCAAGTAATTTATCGCAGTTATTGATTTTATCATATTGGCTTCACCAATCCTTTCATTGTTGAGATTTGATTCTTCGTCTGAATATAAATATCAATTCTCGATAAAGCTTTAGGCGAATAATTGTTTTGAACAAATGATATAGGAGTTCCTTGTTTATCAACATCCGTTTGTTGAGAACTAGTACTCTCTGACTCTGTTTTATTTTTCTGTATACTATTTGCCGTACCATTAGCTGACTTAAGGGACCCATTAACAGAATATTCGTCAAATTTATCCATCATACTGTATAATTGTTTACTCCCATTTTGAATGTTTGACAGATCAAATACTGGACGTATAACTGGTTCAGAGTCTATGTTATTAGAAACTATATCAGAAATGCCTGCAATTGCCTTAGAAACGGCAGTTATTGCACCAGTACCTAAATCTTTAGCTGAATTTGCAACTTGATCGGCATAACTAGCCAAACCATTGATAAGTCCTTGACCAGCAAATGCTCCAACCTTAGCAAATTCTGTAGAAGGGGAATGAATACCTAAAGCTGCTTTAGCTGCATTTAATGCTGCCAATGCAACTCGTGCTACTTCCTGAGCCAATGCAACTCCTTTACTAGTTACCCCTTGTTGTATACCTGCTACAATATTTGCACCAACTGACATCCAGTTAGGCGTAGACATTATAGTTTGAATATTAGTAGCTAGCTTTGTAAATTCTGATTCAGTATCAGTTCTTAAGTTAGTTACTGTTGTTGAAACCTTAGTCGAAAGATCTGAGAATTGACTTTGAGCAACTAGACTTAATACTCCTACTTTTGAAGCCCATTCAGAGTCTAATGCAGAAAGTTGACTAGCAGCCTCAGCATTTAGACCAGCCATTGAGTTTGACCATGTAATGTTATATGCATTCAAAGCAGTTGCTGCATCAGTGTTTAATTGAGATATCTGATTTACTGTTTGTAATCTTAGATCCTCAAGTTCGCTAATTGATTCAGTTTTTGCTTCGTCATGTTTTGTTTTCCACAATGCTACATAACTAGTTAGTTCTGAATCACTCATAGTATTTAAAGCAGCAATTTGAGTAGCTGATTTTGGCCCCATATCCTTAAGTTCTTTAAGTAAATCGTCTCCGATTCCTTTTTGAGATAATCCAGATAAGTCTTGTTTCCAAGTTTCAAATGCCGTAGTCTGATCTTGTAAATTCTTAATCAAAGTTGCACCTGTTATTGGTTTTTCTTTAGTAACAGCATCAAACAAACCATAAGCACTATACAATGAATCTGCTCTAGATTTAATAGCATCTTCATATGCTTTATTAGCACTTTCTATGTCCGTTGCTAACTTGTCATTAATTTCTTTTGTCTTTGCATAATAATCATCTTGTAATGCTTTTCTTTTTTCGTTCGTAGCTGTTTCAAGATCTAAAACACTCTGAGCATGACTTTTGTTAGCTGCATCTATTTCATTTTCAAGTCTGTAAACCTCTCTATCTGCCGCTTTACGTTCATCTGTTCCAGTTTTATACTGCTTCTGAATCTTTACCCAAGCATTAAGTTCTTGTGTTAGGTTCATTTGATTATAGTATTTTAGATCATCAATTGCTCCTGTTTCGTCTGAATATTGTTTCTTTAACATCTCATTCTTAACTCTATATACTTCCTTATCAGCATTTATACGCTCGTCAGTACCAGCTTTATACTGTTTCTGAATAGTTTGCCAAGCAGCAAGTTCCTGTTCTAAACTTAATGTATTATAATATTTTTTAGAGTCAATTAATTTAGTTTCATCATTGTATTGCTTTTGAGACATTTCATTTTTAACTCTATATACTTCTTTGGCAGCATTTAAAGATGCTTCAGTACCAGCTTTGTATCTTGCCTGAATTGTTTGCCAAGTATAGAGTTCTTCTTCCAAACTTATATCATTGTAGTATTTACGATCGTCTATCCAAGATTTTGCTTCTGCAAATACTCCTTCTGACATTTTCGTTGCAGCAGAAACTACATCCTTACTACTATCATGAATACCATTAGCCATTCCCCTACCAATCATAACTCCAACCTGATCTCTAAATAATCTAGAAGGCGAATGTATTCCTAAGAAATTAAGTGCCGCTTTGAATGCGCCAGTAGCAACATCCACAACTGCATTAGCACAATTGTTAGCCATGTTTCCAATTCCTTCAATCATACCTTTGATTATGTTTTGTCCAGCATCTACCATTTTGAATAATTGTTGCTTTATTCCTCCAACAATAGCATCTATAAGATTATCACAAGCAGCAATTATAGCCGCTGAATTGTTTCTGATAGCATCTGCTAATCCATTTATAAATGAAATTACTAACTTAAATGCAGCATCTATTATGCGAGGTAATCCATCAGAAATACCTTGAATAAATCCTACAACTATATCAACTCCAGCTTTTATAAATTTGCCTATGTTATCAATGACAACTTGTACTATGCTGAGCAATAAAGTAAGAACCTTTTGTAAAATTGTAGGAACCCACTTAATCAATGCAGTAAGTACTGATGATAATATCTCTAATACACCATTCACTATCAATGGAATACATTGAATAAGTGTTGGTATAACTGCTTTGATCATTGTAACTACTGTTTTACAAATAAGAGGAACTGACTCAATTAACACTGTACATAAGGCTACTATTCCCTCTCCAATTTTCTTAAGAATTGTAGGAATCAATGATGCAACACCTACTACTATAATGGTTAAAGCTGCAACTATAGCCGTAGCTCCAGCCGCCGTCATCGTGGCGAGTGCCGCAAAGCCAACTGCTAATGCTGATATGCCTAATCCAATTAATAATAGTCCAGCTCCAACAGCAGTTATACCAATACCAAATAAGACTAATGCTGCCGATAATCCAAGAATTGCTGGAATTAAAGGTGTTAGAACTAACCCTGCTACTCCAAGTATAACAAATATACCAGCTAAAGCAATAAGTCCTTTGATAAGACTCTCCCAAGACATTGCTCCTAGTACAGATAATACTGGGGTTAATACAGCTAATGCTGTTGCCGCTATCAATAATGCAGCTGAACCTGCAAGTGTACCGCTCATAGCATATAGAGCAATTGTTAATATAGTTAATGCTCCACCCATAGCTACTAAACTACGTCCTAAATCTTCCCAAGACATTGATGCCATTTTTATCATAACTCCTGCTAAAATATTTAGAGAAGCAGCTACAATTGCTAGACCAGTACCAGTAAATATTAGATTCTTAGGCATTAGATTCATTGCTAATGCTACTTCAGCTAAAGCAACTCCCATACCAGTAAGACCCTTACCTATTTCATCCCATGACATACTACCAAAGTCTTTTAATGCAGATGCTAATATTTTCATAGAAGCTGCAATAACAACTAAGGCCAATCCAGTAGATATAACATGTTTAGCATCACCTGTTAATTTGGTGAATACCATAATTTCTGCAAGTAATAGACCAACACTAGTTAATCCTTTACCTATTTCTTCCCAAGACATATCTCCGAAGTCTTTACATGCTGAAGCTAGAATCTTTATAGCTGCTGCTAGAATAACAATACCAGTTGCTGTTACTATAGATCTAACACTGAATTTAGCAGTATTTAAGAATAGAGATATTTCAGCCATTAGTACTCCAACACCAACTAAACCTTTAGCAAGTTGTTCCCAACTTAACTTAGATAGATCAGCACAAGCACCTGCTAAAATCTTAATAGCCACAGCAAAGGCAATCATACCTACAGAACCTTTAATCATTGTGCCGCTATTACTAGATAACAATTTTGCAGTTCCTACTAATATACCAGCTAATGCAGCAACACCTACTATACCTTTTGTTAAACTATTCCAATCAAGATCACCTAAGTTTTTCATAGCAACCGATAGTATAAGAATAGCAGTTGCCATTGCAATTAAGGTTGTACATGCAGCCATGGTTTTAATGCCAAAGCCACTAATCTTAGTAAATATAGACATTGACAATAATAGTTCTCCAAATAAAGTAGTAATTGCACCGAGAGAAACAACTAATTTAGCTGAATCGATTAATGAAATGGCTACTATTGAAGCTGCTAGAATTGCTATGGCTAAACTTATCTTTAACAATACATCAGCCTTAAGTTTTAATTGATAACTCTCAAAGCAACCTCTAACTCCATCAAGAATACCAGTAACACTTCCCAACATACCTTGTACACCTTGTAATGGAGAGGCTATGTTTTTTAAGAATTTATTAATGCCTAAAGCAAGTCCGCCTATAGATAAACCTGATATTAAATCAAGTATTCCATTAAAATTTGCACCAGCAAATGAACTAACAAATTTATCTGCTAATTTACCTAATAGATCTATAACTGCACCTACTATAACCTTAGTTGTTTTCCACAATATACCTAGAACCTGAACAAATTTACTATTAGCAAAGGCCAAGCCTATACCCATAAGAGCATTAGTTATTCCGTCCTTCATGCCAGTAGCAGAATCACTAACCTGTGACATACGTTTATTTAATAATTCAAGAAACGAATGAAAAGCTTTAAATATATCAAAGTTAAACTTTTTAGAAATTGCTTCTGCAAATTTTACAACCGTTTCCTTTATAGCATTGCCTAAATCTAAGAACCCAGTAACTACCATTTTGATTCCACTAACGAGTGGTTGTAGGACTTTATTGAATATATCTGATTTCTTAATAACTTTGTCTAGATTTACTAACCAGTCTCCAAACGAAGCCGTAACCCCAAGAACACCACTACTTAGACCACCCATAGAACCAAATAAACTTCCTACTGCATTAAATATTGCAGAGAATATTTGTTTACCTATATCTAGTACAGCAAATAAACCTTTAAATGTAGATTTAAGATCTGCTGATTGAGTTGTACTAAGTTTAAACATATCAATTAAACTCTTTAGACCTACTGTTAATGCTACAAGTTGTTTACCTGTAGTTGGAGGGAATATTTCTTTAAATGCACCTGAAACTATTTTTACAATATTGCTTACTTCTCCAAAAGCCTCACTAATAGCTTTTATTAATATAGTTCTACCGCCTAAGGCTTTCCAATCAGCTAGCATCTTATTACGAGCATCTGATGAAGCCTGAAGAGCACCACCAATACTATTACCAACATTAGTCCATAAAGCAGAGGCTTCATCAAGAGCACCTATTACTGTTTTAAAACTTGTAGCCCAGCCAGTAGCAACATTTGATTGCAAAGTATCCATCAATTGAGTATAAGACTTTATTTTTGTAGCTGAATCATTAGCAGTCTTACCTAATTCCTGAATTTGAGCAATTTGTTTAGCTGAGTAACCCATAGATTTTAATTGTTCGGCTCCAAGATCTCCAGTATATTGTGATAATGTTTCAAGAAGAACTTGAGATGTTAACCATCCTTTTGTAAGGGAATCTTTAAAGCTTCCTTCCTTCTTAATCATATCATCAACCGCAATGCCATGAGTACGAGCTGTTTGTTTAAGTTGATTCTGAAAGTCAGTACCACCAATACCAGCATTAACTACTGAAATCCAATCTTGGGCTTTAACAGTACCACTAGCAACTGCTTGTGATAATTGATAAATAGCAGAATTAGCTTTTTCAGCATCTCCTCCAGTAAGGGATACAAGATTGAATATACCTTTGATTCCTGTAACAGAATCTTTAAGATTAACTCCTTGTGCTGTAAATAATCCAATAGCCTTAGTCATATCTCCAAAACTATAAATTGTTTTATTAGCATAATCATTTAAGGTTAACAACGTTTTATTAATATCTCCAACTGTTGAACCAGCAGTTTTAGTATTAGCAAGAATTGTTTGAAAAGCTGTAAGTCCTTGTTCATATTCAGAAAAACCCGCTTTAATTGGATCAACGGTAAGTGACGACATTATTCTTTTTCCAGCAGTTAATGCTGAATTAGCTATATTAGCAAGTGCTGTTAAAGCTACTACTTGAAGTAATGAAAATTTTACTTTCATTGACTCTATACCACTTGAAATTCCATCAAGAGAAACTCTTTTTGCAGAAGTACTAATTGCTTCTAAACCTTTAGCAGAATTAGAAAGATCTAACCCCTTCTTTAAATTATCAAGTGATTTTAAAGTATTACCAACATTAGATTCAAAGTCTTTATTATTAAAACTCATTGAGACTACTCTATTGTCAACTGATGAACTCATAATGCATTAACCTCCTTCCATACTTGATTTGATATCTCATCAAATATTGGTTTTATCGCTGGATTAATATAATCTCGTCCTTGGACATATCCGCCATTTTTTGTACCGTGACCATATTGTAAAATTATAGCAATAGGTACTCCATCCACTACATTGGAATTATACCAAGATATAGTTGTCTGACCTTTAGTGCTTTTAATTTTATAATACCAAGAACTAGCAGTTTTACCTGAATCAATAGGAACATTATTTGAAAGTGCCTTTACACCTTTTTCTCCATATGCCTCTAAATTTTTTAAATGGGTTTTGTCTACTACTTTATTTAAGAATTTAGAAGTTTTAGAGAAATCACCATTTTGCTTAAAAGTTATCATAGTAAACCTCCATTATCCTTTGCTATTTAATTTTTTTCTTCGTTCGTTATTTAATCTTGTATTTTTACTCATTATTTCAGACTTAGACATTGGTTTTTCTTTAGTGTTCTTTTTATCACATACTCTTATTAGAGTTAATAATTTATTTAAATGCCATTTTTGACAGTCAAAAGGTATGTTATAACTAATCATCCAAAAATAAATTATCTCTGATGTTATTATTTCTCTAGACGTATCTTTAGTATCATTACCAAATGTAGTAGCAGTCATAGATGCATCTATATATCTAGTTACATCTTTCATGTTACCATTTGTAAGGTTATCATATGTTTGTTTAGGAACATTTTGTGTCATTGTCATACATCTTATGTAATCAATAGTTTCTTCATTTGTTTTTATATCTTTATTAAGAAATGGTTTACACCATTTTGATTCCCATTTGGAAAGGGAGACAAGTGAATGCTCAAGTTGTAATACTTGTTCTTTTGACTTTATAAATTCATTCTTAATTTCATCATACTTTTCAAGTTCAGGTACAATAATCTGAAGCATCTTTATCCCCCTTAATGTTTATTGTTTTGCTAATATTTTTTGTTCTACTTGAGGTATTACAGCGTTTACAAAAGCTGCAGCCATTACAGAATCTGTTGCCAATTCCATAAACAGAATTGAATAGGCTTCTGTTTGAGAGAAACTTGTTGTTACTTCATCATTTTTTATGAATTTTTTGCCATCTGGTGATTTTTCACCATAAGCTTTAAGTACAAATTCTTTAAATATCTTTATAATTGAAGGCATGTCCTGAGCTTTAATAACATTAGTTATCATTTCAGCCGCTCCGCCTGTTGTTGACAATTCCATTTCTATTACCTCAGTTTTTGTAAGGTTAAAGAAAAAGTCCTCTGTTCGTTCATTGTTGTTATAGTCGGTGTATGTTATTGTTTTTTTTAACATATTAATATCTCCCTTCAAGATAGTAAAATTTTCATTTGTAAAAAGACCCTACCTACATAATAGGGTCTCTTAATTGTTGATACGCTTATTATCACATATAGTGTATCATTATAAGACCTCTGCTAACACAGAATGGCCTTTTATTTTATTAAGCTGCTCCTATGAGCGTAATTATTTCAGCTGGTAATGGAAGTCTAGCTTCTTCAGCTTCTGCTCCAAATAGAATAGCTTCTACTATTAACATTTTAGCAGGTGTTATTTTTGTTGAATCTAATGTTAATGATGCTGTTGGTTTAAATCCAGGTACTACTACAGGAGTAGTTGATATTCCCCATGATAAAGTTATTGCTTCTGGACTTTCGTTCATAGTCTTATAACCTTTCTCTGATGGTGAAGCCATTGCTCCATATATTAAATGAATTTTATAACCATAATCAGTTCCTTCTTCATCATTACCAATAGTTGTTGTGTAACAAAGACCAAATGTTTTACGAGACTGTTGTCCAGCAGTAACACCTAAAGCAATTTCAGCAGAACCATCACAAACTGCAAATTCATCTGGATATGTGTATGCTTCGATAGTTGCACCGAATTGTTCTGCAGACATTAGGTTTAAATACTTAATATCATCTGCATACATAGGGGTAGCTTCTGCACCTGAAGGACTTTCTGTAACAGCAGTTAAACCATTCCATGCTACGCCTAAAGAATACACTCCTCCTGTTTGTAATGGATAAAGAACACCTTGCTTTACCCCTGTTTCATATAATCTTTCACCTGATAGATCCCAAGCTAATTTTGCCATTTTAATATTCCTCCTTAAATTTAAAAATATAGTGTAAATGCATCATGATTAAGATTATCAATAGTATAATTTCGATTAAAACTACAGAATGGCAGTTTAGCCACTTCACCTATTATTATACTGTCTGGATCTCTGTCAATCACAATTACTTCATATGATATTTTAAAATCATACGCTTTATCATTAGCATATTTAGTATTAATTTTATCTCTAGAATATACAATTGCTGGATATTCCATTCTTACTGTTTCGGGTGGTTGAAAATATACATTAGTTGAACCTATAAGATTCTCTAATTTAAGTTGCAGATCAATCTGTTTTCCCATTATATGCACCACCCATACTTAGTATTAATCTAGGGAATTGTACATCTACGTTTGAAACTTTCCACTTACTTCCCATATACTCAATGTATAATATAGATTGAAAATTCTGATTGGCGAATGGATCGGCTACAATACTAATCGCATTTGAAAGCTTTATATTATCATTGAGAGTACTAGTAGGAGATAGACTCCTACTGTTTTTAAGTACCTCCCCTGAGTAAGGTTTAACGGTTATAACTGGTTCCCATATTCCAGGTCGAGTTTTAGTCATTATTCCGTAGCCGATGTTTCCAAAAAACTTTGCCATTTTGAATCCTCCTATACGTTAGCCAGCTATTACAGTTACAAATTCATACACTTGAGCTGAGTTAGGCTTTGTTAATCCACCAGAGCATCTAGTCTCCATTAAATATTTGAATTGATTGAAATCAATATCAAAATCATCAAAAGTAGCAACCTGACCACCTTTATCTGCTCCGAAATTATAGTCTCTTAGGTTAACTTTGATTGCCATTAGTTCTCTAGTATCATTCTCGGTGCCAATGGTTCTTGTCATACCTTCTATCTGAGGTATTTCTACAATTGCACTAACTCTAAGAGCTGCACAAAGTGTAGCATCAGACTCATAGATCCTTCTACCAGTAGTATCTTCAATCCATAACATATTGGTATGAATATCTGGAGTTGTATAAAGAACTGGACTTCCAGAACCTTTATATCTCTTATTGGTAAGTGCTATTTGTTTAACCATTGATTTGAAGTCTGTCTTAGTTGTTAATTCTTCTTTAATCGTATACAAATCAACGTCTGAATAAATAGGTATGATGTTTTCTTCATTTATTTTATAAATATCATCAACAGCTCTTCCATCGCCAAGTAATGCTGCTAAAGCAAGCTCTTCATCTAGTAATGTTCTTAACTGAAAACGAACCATTGCTACTATATCAAAGTCAATTACATCTAGTATGTCATCTCTATCCAATTTCTGTTTAACATAAACCGTTGTTGGTGTAATAACACGTTTTGAAGCTTTGAAATATACTTCTTTTTTCTCAGTAGCTTTTATATATCCCTTAGCTCTTGCAGTATCAATATCCATATCAGCAATAACTGATTTAACTCTACTAAATGGACTCTTGCTAATACCATTAAGTATTAATTGAACCCAACTATCTTCTCTCTTTAACCAAGTAGGATCTTTGGATAAAGTTTGAGCATCTGGAAATAGAACATCGATATTTTCAATACCATATTCTACAGCATGAGATAAGATGGCCTCCTTTAATGAACCTGATTTTTGAGCGTCAGCTAAGATAACCGAGAATTGAGCATGAGTTAATGTATTACCCTCTTTAGTAGTAGTATCTTTGTTGTCAAATAGATTTTTTTTCATTATTACTGTTCCTCCTTTGATTAATGAATGTGTGATTAATTGAGTATCGGAAGTTTTATCTTCCAAAGCACTAGTTATTAAAGAACAAACTACACCTTTTTGTTCTTCAGTAAACTCATCATATACCTCTTGAACTGTTTTATCTCCAGCAGGTGGAGTAGTACTACCAGGGGGTGTATCTGCATGTTCAATTTCAGTATTTGATATTGCAATTCCTGAATAGATAATAGCTTCTTCAGCAACAGTATCATATTTATCCCCATGTTGAATACAAAGATTATCTATTAATGCTCCAGGATTTGCTCCAGCAAGAACCAGACTTACTTCTTTAATATTACCATGTTCTACGTCGGTGCCTTTTTGTTTTAATTCATTTGCATAGATTGATAAGTTCTTAATATCGCCATGCTCAACAAGAACTTTAGCATTCTTACCAGCTTCTGAATCATTGAATGAACAAAATGCATAAACACCATCGGCTCTATTTTCAAGAAGAGCATGTCCCAAAACATTATCAGGATTGTTATGCATATGCTGCCAAACGAGAGGCACCGTTATTCCATTATTCTCTTTAAATGCGTCTTTACGAATTGTTCTTCCATCTGTACATTTAAGATCATTTTTTGTGGCATAACCACTAAAATTGTACTTCATTTTATTGTCCTCCTTTATTTAGATCTACAATATTTGTAGTATCTTTCTGTGGTACTTGATTATTTAAGTTTTTATTACGTAATTCATTTGCCTTAGGATCTTTTGAAGGCTTATAATGAATTATGCCTCTAACCTCATTAGAAGTTAATACCTCATTACGTGTAAATTTATCTGCTATATTGGCCAACTCACTAACAGGAACTAACTTGAAAGGATCTCTAAAATATTGAATAGATTGGCGTTGAGTTCTAGCAGTTTTAGTTAAGAATTTACGTTTCATTTCATCGGTAATTGTTGACAAACATGGTTCAATTGTTCTACTAAAATAATTAAGCATTGTTTTTTCATCAGCCGTACCATCAAAGATACTTTCAGTCAATCCTAACTGGTTATATAACATGCTCGTTAGATATGTGATCTGAGTCATCAAATTATTATCAGCTGATCTATTTAACTGAGTGATCTTTTCAGTTCCATCAGTATAAGCAATACCATATTTAGAACCAGTTAACTGCATTTCAATTTCCTTACGTCTATTATCAGCTTGCTCACGACGAGCAGGGGATTTTATTACGTATGGTAATTGAATTATTATGTCTAACTTACCAGAGCCACTTTGTTCATCAATTGCATCTAAAATATTTAACTTTTCAATTAAACGTTTTAATGTTGAATTTGGTTCGTTCATAACAGCATATAATGGATTTTCAATAATTGCCACCATATTTTTAGGAACATTAATTTGTTCTTTATAACCTTTTTGCTCATTATAAATATCAATTTTTACCATAGTTGGATACCATTCTATAATTTTTCCAACTCTTAAAGTTTGAATTTCATACGCATCACTAATAGCTGGGTCCATTGTAGTATCTATTGGTGCTACAGCAACACTTCCTTCATCGAACATAGACATGGATATATCCATCATTAAAGAACGTCCTGTTTGATCGATGTTAGCTTCTACAGATAATGCATTATTTAGAGAAGAAGGTATATCTTCTAGATATTTATTGTTTTCATCAAGTTTAACATGGGCTATATTAACAGATGCAATATCAATTGCTAATCTATTATATAAAGCTCCTACTATTGACTTTGCATTTGTTCCTCTCAATCTAACTCTATCTGGACGGCTAGAATATCCTGGACCTGTGTCTTGATAATTTGATCTTGTTGGATCTTTGTTTAGAAATGCATTCCAAGCATGTTGTATTCTGTTGTTAAGAGACCGCTCCATAAGTTCCTCCTTTGTTTAGCTAATCAAAAGCTTCTTTATTAGCTTTATAAGCTACATATGCATCCATTAAAGCGGAGACATTATCTATTTTTTCATCAGACCGCTTTTTTAGTAATTTACGATTACCATTTGTATCTTCTAGAGTTATACTATTACCCATAGCAAAAGACATAAGGGCCTGATCAAATATTAACATTCTATCTTCTGCCATATCTTTAATTTCACCAAGTGGAACTGACTCTGTCTTTGCTCCTTGTATTACTTTTTCTATTCCAAAAGGGCCATTTTCTTGTTCCCATCTTGTAACAAATTCTTTAGCATTATAAGGGTCAAATCCAAAGGTTCTAATATCATAACATGACTGTATAATGTATTGATCTAAGTCTTCATAGACTTCCATCATGTCAAGAACAGTTCCTTCCATTATGATTAGACTTCCTTCTTTAATGAATTGGTCATACTTTATTCGCATAGCTCCTGGAAGTTTCATAAGAGTTCTTGATGTTATATAACTTCGAGTTTTGATGCCAAATCGTTCACGAGGCAAAGGAAATAAGAATGTAAAAGCACAAAAGTCATCGCCTTGTGACATATCACCACCAAGAGAACAAGCCATATTCCAAAAATCTCTTTTACGATGTGGTAAAGTTTCTTCATAAGTAAAATAATAAGTATATCCTTCCATAGGAAGTCCAAAACGTTTAGCAAGTATATCATTTCTAGCAGCAGGAGCCTTTTCAGCTCTTTCTACATCAAGTTGATACACTTCATATCTAACGGTCTTTCCTATATTAGGATTAGCCTTAGGCCACATTGATGGATCATTAACTTCTTTAACATCGTCGAGTTTATACCACCAAATCGATACATGAGGATTGATATATTCGCCCTTTAATATATCTAATAGTTCTAATTTAATTGTATCTCCGCTACTATTACGAACAGTACCTTCTGAACTTACAGCAATTATTAAATAATCATCAAGTTTTGATGCTCCCTGTTCTATAGCTCCTATAACATCCTCACGTATGTCTCCCGATAACCATTCATCGACAGTTGATACCTTATTTCTTAATCCCTGTAATTTATCTATAGTCATAGGTCGAACTTCTATTAATGAACCTGTAAGAAAGTTCTCAATACCCTTTTTAGTTGATACTAATTTAACACGATTGGCTCTCGAACCCGTTGTATTTTGTAAAGATCCTTCTGTTAGGAATTTAAATAGAGGTCCTCTTGCTCTTGTTATAGCTGTTCTTATTGGAGACATAACTTCATCTGCTTGTTTCATTGTTGGAGCTGTTGTGATTTGGTTTGTAGTCGAAGTATCAACATTCTGAAAATATGATTGTATACAAGACATATATAAAGACTTAGCTGCACCTCTTCCGACTATAAGATATTGTTTATTTATTAAACGCCTTTTATAATTTTTCTTTACATAGTGTCCACCATGATTATCTGGATTTGGTTCATATGAACTTATCTCTTCGAAATAAAACCATGAAAATATTACTTCTGCCCATAATTTAAAACTATCAAGCAATATTAAATCTGATCCATCAGTTAATGTTAATTCATTATTACAATATTCAATGAATCCTTCTACTGCTTGATCATCATAATATACTCCAGGATTACCTATTAAGGCATCAATCCTATTCATCTCCATGGATATTTCTTTGCAGACAGGGATATCTCCTCTCATTACTGAGTTTTTAAATTCGTTATAGTATTTTGGTGTCGCAGTATTGCTTAGTGACATAAATTATCTACTTGGCACTTGTATTAGATTTAGTTTTTGATAATAGCGTGTCTATACCCTTACCCATATATTTAGTAATATAGGTTTGGGCTAACTGTTTACCTGAATTAACAATTAAATCTGTAACGAATTTTTTCCCTGGACTAATGTCTTCTTTTGTAAGTTGTTTATAGGTTTTTTCTAATTGTAATCTCTCATTAAATTTCTTTAATTGAGAATTGCTTAATGTTTTAATTTCTTTATTTTTAAGACTAACCTTTAGATTATGGTCAGCACTATTTGGTGGCTTTTCTGCTTTTTTAGCATCCAATTTTGCTATATGTTTATTTATCATTGAATTTCCTTTTGAACTACCTGCTGCTTTTTTAGAACCCCAATGCATTCCTATTTTTCCAAAGTGTTTTAATTCAGTTTTTTCCATTAGGTATTTACCTCCTCTACGATTACAATTTTAGGATCAGCACTAACCATAAGTCTCCACTCATACTCGTCTGCTTGCGATTTCATAATTTCGATTAATGCATTACTTATAGGCGGATCAAATATAAGACGAACTTTTAAATACATATATGATTTTACAGCTTCATACATTAAAATGTTTGGAAGATAATCTTTCCATTCTTTTATTTTATCCGATATTGAAAATCCCTCTGCTGGCCCAACTCCTATTTGATTGAGTACAAACAATACAGAATTTATATGCATAGTAATATCATTATCGAAATGGATATCTTCTTCTCCAACTCCTAATAGTTTTTTTATTGATGTCAGTATACTTTCTTCCATATCAATACTCCTTATTATAAAAATTATAGCCAGGGACAAGTATCATTTTTCTTTCGTATAGTGGGACCAATTATAAGACGAGATTTATCTCCATAGTGTATAGCATTGTGAGTATTTAAAGTTGTGGTTATTAAATTTTCTGGATCAAACACTATAGGATTTCTATTAAGAATGTCTTCTTTTGTAATTGTATTTAAATGATGAATCATAATTACTCCAAAGATTTCAAAGTCTTCACAAGCTAGATCATTTCCATCATCTCTAATTATTATTGTTCTTCTAAAGTTTCGCCATTCCTTAGATGTATAGAAAACTTGATTAAGCCATCTATTAAAACCAAAAGTTTCTTTACCAACTTTACCATCCAATTTTAAATAATCAAATCTATCTTGGAAAGTTCTTAAGGTTATTAATTCAGAATAACTTCTACTCATCTTCATTTGAATCTCCTTTGCCAGAATATTTTCGCATAGCGTTAAGTGCATTATTATAAAGTTCTTCAACATTCTTTGATGATTTAAGAGCTTCGGTTTTTGCTACTATTAATTTCTTTTGCTCAACTAAAATATCTTTCTCAATACGTTCTTTAGTAGATCCGAGTCTAAGATAATGAGCTATAACCTGAGATGATGCAGTTCCTTTTATTAATTGTTTCTCTGCAAGATCTACAGCAAGTGCTATTAGTTGATTTTCTCTTCCTTCTGGCGTTGCTGCTGGTGCTCGTTTCTTATTTGAGTCCAATACAGGTTCATTTCCATTTCTCATTATCTATCACCTCCAACTGTAATTATCTTTAGTATAACTTATTGTCTATCTCTTTAGACTTATTAGATGCTTTTGATAGTGATGGCAAGACTTCGAAGAGGGTTTCTTCTTTTATTCTTGAAAGGAGTATGGTTTCACCAAACCATAAATTGTAAAATCAGCCATCACTATAAAAAGCATCTAAAAATCGTCCCCTCGGGGAAAAATTAGGGAGACAGGCGATTGAAGAGGGGGTGTATATTTAGCGTGACCCCCCTCTAGGGTCTTGAAATAATTTTTTAATTATAATTTTTAATTTAGTTTATCATTTTTATATACCTTTTTATAAATACCTAGAACATTCATCTCTATAATCTCATCTATAGCAGAATCAATTGCTAAAGATTCATCTGCTTCACTAAGTATCTCTGAACTCTTAGTTATTCTAGCTAAGTAAGATAGTGTGAAGTAACCATGATCTTCATCATAAGCATTCCATGTATCAAACTGAGTGAATGGACTAAAAGGATTATCAGTTGTTGTAAGCATTGGTTCTTCCATATATAACACTCCTTCTTATTATATTATGTTAAATCATTTACTTGAGATATGGTTACACCTAATGCATCTGCTATGTCTCTTTGACTATGACCTGCATCTAACATTGATTTTATTCTTGATTCTTTAGAAGGTGTTAACCCTGTTATAGTCTTAGATCTAGGAGTTGCTAATGTCTTTATAGTATCAAGATTAGTGTTAGCTAGTATCTTAAGCAATGTGTTATTACTCACAGCTCCTGCTTGTATAGCTTCCCATTCTTTATCTGTTATGTCAACACGTACCTTATCAGCACCTATACGAATCCTTGCTTTTGCTAATTCTTGACCTTTAATCTTCTTAAGATCAGAAGCATCCATATCAGGATTAGAAGTTTTCTTAGCTTGTATAGCTGAATTAGCTAACAGTTGAGCTTGTCTCTCAAGTGGTGCATTCTTAAGTGCTATGTTTAGTTTACTTTTAAGAACAGATACTTCTTTACTATACACTTTATTAGCAGAAGCAGAGTATTCTATAGGTTTTGTAGACAATGAAGCCTTTCTTGCTGAGTTAGCTAGGGCCTTTAGTTTATTAGCATGAGTTGCATATACTGATTCCATAGGCAATCCAGATGATAATTCAAATGCATTGGTAGCCTCTGCCATCTTAGTAGAGGGGATCTTTTTTAGTATTGGGGTTTCTTTAATAGTACCGTCTTTAAGTTTAGATGTTTTGATGTATGTTTCATTAGTATATTCATATACTTTCTTACCAGCATTGTGATCTACTAATTCAGAAGGTGTCATATCAGATACTCTTTTATCTTTTCTAACTCCAACTCTATAATCAGAAGAAGCTCTAGATATAATAGTAGATGCTCCACCATTAACATCTTGATATTTTTGTTTAAGTTGAGCAATACCATTATCAGTAAATGATTTTTTATAATCTAAATTATGTTTCTCTGCATCTATAACAACCATTGAATGTTTTACAGCTCTACATACTTCATCCATTGGAGCTCCAGCAATAGTCATATCTGTAATTAAATTGGATATTTTTCCCATCTCCATACCTTTAGTTTTAGGTGTCATTTTAGGCATACCTTCAAAGGCTGGATAACTTTCTTTAGGTTCAAAATCTTGTAATCCTTTAAGTGAAGCTGAAGTTTTAATAGTATTTCCTCCTGGATTTGGAATTACTAATCCAAAGTCGCCATCAAAATCTGCACCTGATAATTTTTTAGCAGTATTTGGACTAATTCCAATTGCATCTATAGCATTACCAAGAAGTTTTTTTGCTGTTGGATGGTTATTATTAACAGTTAACGATGGTATTTCAAAAGTTCCACCATGAGGATATCTAATTAAAACAACAGGTTCTCCAGGACGATAGTTTGGAGCATAAACCTCTGTGTCTTTCATATCTGTAATTGGTAGAAAAACATGAATTGCTTGTCTAGGCATAGCTGCTGCTTTTAAATGAACAGCAGATGAGTCACAATCATCAGCAAATGAATCTAATAATTTCTTTTTAATAGCTGGATTAGTTAAAGAACAAATTTCATCAAACTCATCCTTTTTAATAGAATAAGTTAAACCTAATTGTCTTTTTGCTAAGGCTACAGGTTGTTTTGATAGTACTTGTGATGATATATTTTTACTCCATTTTCCCCAATCACCCTCTTCATTTACCTTATTAATAACTGATAATTGGGTATTACCTTTAGAATCTTCATAATGTCTTTGTCCAGTAATAGCTTTAATTGTTGCTCCAAATGGATTATCGGGATCAATTGTAAGATCTGTTTTACTAACAGTTTTTAAAGGTTTTAAAACATCCATTTTAGGAGTATCTTTATGCTTATTAGTATTAAATAATATATCTGTTCCCGCTGGTAAATCATCAGAATACATAGCCATTCCTTTTAAATAATGTGTTCCATCAACGGCTATACGAACTTGTGCATATCTAGATTGTCCTAAAGATATATCTTCGACGCCTCTTCTAAGTTCAATAACTCCATCTTTATCTGAACCACCATCTTCAGTATATCTAATTTTTAACCTATCTGAAGATATACTTTTAGGATATTCTATTGGAAAAAATGTTTTTCCTCCATCCTCAGAGTGTTTATCAATTACCATTTTAATATCTGCTTGCCTCTTATAAATATCTTTATATTCAGTTCCAGGAGGGGCTAATACCATAATGGTTGTTTTCTTATTTCCTCCTGTTCCTAATTGAGGAACCTCGATATTATAAGTTTTATAACCCTCCTCTTCTAATAAGGCAATTGAAGTTTTTAATTTGGTTCTACTAACTCCTAAATATAATTCAGAACCAACTCCAACATCAATAAGACCTCTTTCTTTTACTGAATCTTTAAGCATATTAGCAGTAATATTGGTTATTTCATTTCTAGCTTTAATGCTTGGATCTAATAAAGATCGAAAGGTGGACTCATTTATACCCATTTGTTTTCCACCTGCAACATTACTCATTCCTTGATTTCTTAAAGATAAAGCTAATGCAGTATCCGCTTTTCTAAGTTCCATTTTAGCTATAGATTTCTTAGCTCTAAGTTGTTGAGTATTCATTCCACAACCTTTAGCTACTTCAACGGGACTTAGTCCTTTTTTTTCTAAATTACTAACATAGTTTAGAAAGTTTTTATTTCTTTGAGCTGGGTCATTACCACTTCCCCATGGATATCTTCCTGAATGCCTAGGTGTTCCATAATGAACTATTACTTCTTCATCCATAGATTTAATCTCCAATCTTTAATCTTTCAATTTGTTTATCAAACATTATTATTTTCCCCATAACACTTAATATATATTCTGGTTCTGGTTCGCTAATTAAAACTTCATCTAATTGATATAAGCATAATGTTATACGTATATCTCTTGGATTTATTTCATATTCTAAACAAAATAGAGCAGCATAAATATCTAATTGTTCCATGTGGGCAGGAGTAATCCCTGTTTTAAGATCATGAATCCTAAGCCAATGATTACGAAAAGAAATTGCATCAACTGTACCGAAACAATTCTCTGAATATTTTAATCCAACTTCTGTATCCATCTTAAAACCAATAGCATCGTTAACATATAAATTTAATGTTTTTTTTGTTCTTGATGGAAGTTTTTGATCTAATTTAATACATTCAGATGCAAATGCATGAAGTCTTGTTCCTTTTTGTGCAGCTAAGAATCTGACGTATGCAAGATCTAATTTTTCTTCAGTATAGTTTAACCAACTAAATTTACTAGGTCCTAGAAATGCGTGTTTGCCTTCTATTTCTAAATGCTGATTGAAGTTCATTAAGAATTTCCCCCTTATTCCCTGGATAGATAAAACTAGCATATGACATTTTATTCATTTCATCAACATAATATGCTTGATTTGCTTGGTGTCTAGCTCCTAAATATTGTTTACATTCTAAAACTGCCCATTTATCATTATATAAAATTAATAGATCTGGAATTCCTTGAATATAATTAGGATCATTTTTAAGGACTATACACCCTGGAAATATAACTTTTAAGTCTTTAATAAGTTGTGATTGAAATCCACTTTCTAACATTATTAGACACCTACTTTCTATTTAGTTGTTCGAGCTCTTTTGAATTATTCACAATGCTTGAAGCATAATTAGTTATTATGCCTTTTTTAAAAAGATTATTTGCGGTTTCTGTAGCCATATTATATCTCATTAGAGTATAATATATATTATTTTTTTCTTTATTTAATTCATTTATAAAATCAGCAGCAAGTAATATATTTCCATAAGGATCATAAATATCTGTAACTTTTAAAGATATCATCCTATTAATATGAAAATTCTCATTAACCTGCATTAGACCTTTACAACTTCCATTTCTAGCATTAACAAATCTAGTACTTTCTTTTTCACACATTGCATAAAGTAATTCTGGCAATATAGAATATTTAGGTCCTATAAATTTACAAATGCTTAGTAATGATTCTTTTGTTATTTGACCATTTATAATACTAACATAATATGATTCTTTTTTAATAACGGGGACTAAAGCTTTTTGAACTTTAATCTCCGCCGTTTTCTTTTGTTCTTTTGTGGCTGTAATTAATTTCTTTTGTTCTTCAATAGAGTCAATCAAAATCTTTTGTTCTTTAATCACTTCAATTAATTTATTTTGCTGACTTATTAAATCATTTTTTTGTTTAGAAATTATCTGCTCTGTTTTAAAAAGCATTGTCCCTATGATTATAAATAGCAAAAAATATAATAAAAGTATTTTATCTAAAGTTTTTTTCATTTTAAATCTCCTTTTTTCAAAGAAAAAATAATAAAAGAGAGATATTCACTCTCCTTCTATTATAGTGTATGTTTTTAATGCGAGGATTTTTTTCTTTGAGGTTTATTTTTTAATGGACAATCAAATTTAACTTTTATAGAGTTTAATAGTTTATATCCTGTTTTACAACATATAGGTTCACATTTATCATTTGTAGTTTTAAATTGACATCCTTGTTTACACTTCATAATCTTTTAACTCCTTTATTTATAAAGCTTGTTTCATTAAAATTTTGTTTCTTTTTTATAGCCTGCATAATAGCTACATCTATTGGCGAGTTAGATATTAAATGCATATAATATAAATCTTTGAATGGAGTATTTAATCTATCAATTCTTCCAGCTGCTTGAGTTTTTATTTTATAGGAATAATTTTGAGAATAGAATGCTATTGTATTTGTTAATGTACAATTCCATCCTTCAGCACCAGCTGTGTATTGAACTAAATATACCCATTTTTTTGTTGGTGGTATTGCTTCATGCTTATGTCCATTCCATTCAGTAGTTGGAACTTTTAACTTATTACATAATGATCTTAATAATTCTAGTTCATAGTTAAAATTATAGAATATGATTAATTTTGGATTTTCTTTTATTAATTTACCAATAGCTTCGACTCTTCTTGGATCGCTATTAGTAACTTTTCTTAATAGATAACATAATGCTCCAGCATCTTTAACTGGTTTATTTTCATATATATCCCATCTTTCCTTATTAATCTTATCATATAATGTTTGATCATATTTCACAAATATATTTTTATTATGGGAGATAGTTGGTTTTGTATATTTCATTGGGACTAGTATTTGGTTTTGTAATTTTAGTAATTTTCCTTGTTCAACATAATGATCAATCTTTGGATATTTACAGAATCTACTATATACTACATGTTCTCTTAAAAATTCTGTTCTGTTTTTAAAGAATCCATTAGCAATAAAGACTGGAACATAATCCAGCCATGTATCACCAGGGGTAGCACTTAATAGTATCCATTTATTTTTCTTAGCTATTTTCAAAAATGCTTTAACCCAATTTCCTGAGCCAACAACTCTTTGTTCATCAAATATGAAAAAGGCATTATATACTTTATCATACTTTTTTATATTGTTCCATGAATCAACTGTAACTGGTACTTGACTAACGTCAATATTAGTAGATAATGAAAAGTTAGCACACTCCTTTTCCCACTCAAGAGTATCTCTTTTTCTAGCAGTTGTAATTATGTAAAGGTCTAATGGTTCACGCATTGGTTTATAATCTATTCCAATAGAACCCTTACATACATTAACAAAGTAATATGCTAACGAAGTCATTGATTTACCAGAGCCAACACCACCACAAAGTACAGATCCATTTTTTAATAATTTTATCGAATCCTTTTGATAGTCATATAGCTCAATTGCCATTTAATCCTCCTATCTATTATTCCTCATATTCTGCATCTATATAATCTTTAGGAGCAGCTATACCCATCAATGCAGTATCAGGAACATCGAAATATTTCTGTTCAAATACATCTTCCATAATGGTTACATACATAGATTTAATATATGCCTTTACTCCTGACTTACCATTTACACTCCAATTGTATGGCCTAACTATAAGATCTATAGTTTTAACCTCTACCCAATCTAATATATCAATTGACTCACCGTCAAGAACAGTCTTACCATGACTACTAATCAAAACTATTTTAGGTGGAATATTATCATAAGATACTGTGACTTGAAGATATCCTTGAGGCACATCGTCTTCTTCTCTTGGTTGTAGCCATCTTACATTCCATCCATCACTTTCTAATACTTTAGCAAGGTCATTCTCAATGAATATACAAAAGTTTCTACGACCTGCTGGATTAAACTTACCCTCTTTACCACTAAAATTTCTAAATCCAATTCTTGCATTTTCTATTTCTATATTTTTTTTTATCACTTTATATCTCTCCTCTTAAGTTATTTAGAATGGAATATCCAATTCTTTATTATAAGTATCACTTGAGACAAACCAATCAAAATCATACATTCCAAATTTATAATTGTTAATATTATCAACTGCATTATCACATAAAGATGAATAATATGATCGATCGATATCTTTTTCTTTTCCAAGAACTTTAACCATCTCGGCTTCTAACCATCTATAACCTTTAGCTCCTGATGCTGAATTATATTTTCCATCTTTTTCACGTACAAGAAGTCCACCACCACAACCTTCTTTAATTGGGCAGAATAAACCTACTTTACCAATGAATGTATATGAATGATCATTATCTTTAAGTCCTTCATTCATATCAAGATATAGAGCACTAGTAACTGACTTAGTTTCACACATATCTTCAAACACAATTGACTCTTTTGAAAATAATGTTTTGAATACATATGGCTGAGCAAATTGAGCTCCAGTTGCAGTCCATTTTCCAACATCTTTACCATCTGGGGTCCAACCATATCTAGCAATATATACTGCATCGTTTACTAAGCATAGTTTATCATAAGTTGCTTCATGCTCAAAGTCATATCCATATTTTTTACCAAAATCTGTAACAAACTTAATTATCTCATCATTACCTTCTGGTATTTTAATTGAATCTGTTTTTATATGTGCTACTGTCCATCCTTGTTGCTGAACTGCATGTTTTAGATCAATCATGAATAATGCACCACGCTTAGCAACTATATTATCTATATTACGTGGATCTCTAAATGGATTTTCAAACTTTGCTGATGTTAAACCATAAGCAGAATTAAGAGGTGTTTTTAGTGCATTAGCAAGATCTTTCCAAGTATATAGCCCCTCAGCAATTTTATTTATAAATGGTATTAATTTACCATCCATAAGTGTTTCAAGAGCTTTATAGTCTTTATGTTTTATAGCCATACGAGCTTTCTTTATATCACTATACTTTTTAGTATATGGTCCAAAACAATTCATTAACTCTGCACTTGTTGGATGCATTGACGCTATATCAAGAAGTAGTGCATCTCCATACATTCCTGGCTCACCATGAACATAACCACCTTCACTTACCACTTCACCTCGATATGTGCTTACTCCATTTTCAAATTTATAACCTGGAAACATAATACTAAGATCTGTATATATAAATGAATCTTGTGGATGTTTTTCATTACCAAATACAATTTTTGTAGAATGCATATTGGTTGTATCATTAACTGTTAATCCACTAAGTTCTGCTAGAATTTGTCTTGCAACCCAATCCGCAGATAAGTAATCAAATACAACTTCTGTAGCCTCAACATCATTATTACAATAATCTGCAACCTTATCCCATAATGCTTCTGGAACTTCCTTATCCCATGGTAATCCCATTTCTTGATGATGTATACCTAATTCGATTTCAAATTTCTTTAATCCCTTTTTATTAGCAGCAGATGCAAAATCATATACATCAGTATAAGAAATATTATAAGCCTCTCCAAATAATCCATTACGACTATTATTAATTATTTTTTGTGATAATTCATATAATTGAATGTTTGTATATCCTATTAATCTAGCATACAATATATGATTGTCATATCTTCTACAATTAAAACCAACTAATTTCATTTTAAGTAATGCTTCAATGTCAGAAGATGATGGGTTTATCATTTTAACAGATTTTTTATCCTTGCCTTTTACTTTCCAAACAACTATAAATAGATTAGGATATACCTCAACATCAAAGAATACCAGTTCTTGAGAACCTATATACATATCTTCAATTAATGCTTTTCCTTGCTCTTCTGATTGATATTTCATTTTGTTAACTAATTTGATACAATACATTGCTTGATTACTACTATTATTAGCGAATGCTAAAATTTGAGGACGCATATCAGTTACATCATAACTAAGTCCTGATTTATAAGCATCATCTAAAATCTTGTCTATAAAATCTACACTTGACTTTGTTCCTGGATGTATCTCTTTATTAAGATTTCTTTTTATTATTGTTCTAAGTGCTCTTTCATTTTTTATTCCATCAAAATTTATCATTTTTTCTCCTTTCAAAGGTAGGCCAGAATTAATAGTTGCTACTGGTAAATTGTTGCATTTTGTAAGTTTACGTCTAAGTGCACTATTACCTACAAATACTTTTATCTCAATATTATCTTCATATATTCTACTAAGTCTTGTGGCATCTCCATCATATATATAATGCAAATGTACTCCTTTACCGCCTTTACTTAGTTCTGCATATGTTGGAGGCCAAGAATTAGCTGCCATTATATTTTTTTCATAAGATTTTTCTCCATTTTCATCTTTAAGATCAAAATCTATAACTATATGATTTTCTGGCATTGCAATATAATGAAGTTTTTTAGTATCTAAATCAGACAATATAGTAGTTACATCTATCCATTTTTGCATTGGT